CTTTATAATAAACGCTTATTTTTTACTCCTTCCCTGAGTAACATTCAGTCTAGTCCTCGAAGTCGTAATTAAGCAACTGAAACCGACCAAAATCATCAGTCAAAATGTACCAAGCACCACCAGAATAAAACGGCACCTCAGTCGGATCATCCCAAGAGTCAAGTTTCCAACCATTCATGCGAGCGGCACGAGCCGCCTCCGCAGACGACTCAATCAAAGTATTACACGCCGAACAGAATGTCAGAATGTTAGACGGCTTGTCGCGTTCCTTAGAGCCACCAAAGCCACGGTTCTTACGATGCTGAGGAACTAGGGTGTCGTCGTCAAGGCCACAGTGACAACACTTATAGTTATCGCGCTGAAGATACTTGTCGAATTCTTTTTTATTCATTCCAGTCGTCTTCCTCAAGCTGCATGAACTGCATCTCAATCCAGAACAAGACCGTAAACCAGAAGCCAGTCGTGAACGCCGCTACAAGCCCTATAAGGCCAATCATGTACAAAATTATGTACAACATTACCTCAGCACCTTTAACTCAGTCTCAATCAAACGACTTATTGTTTGTACGCCCATCTGCTGCAACTCCAAAGTCTTAAACTTTGACTTCACACGATTCAACCCAGCCTTAGCCAAATCAGCGTCCAAACGAGCCTGAGAAGCCTCCAACTTAGAAGTTGCCGTACGCTCACCAGCAGTACCCTCAGCCTCCAAAAACGCTATGGCTAATGACCGCTCATAAACATACTCAGCCTTAGCCAACTTCGACTCAGCCTCAAACAACGCCTGAGAGCCCTTAGCCATCTCCGCCTGGATGTGACGCAGTTCCTGAATTGTGTCCGTAATAGTATTCGCCCCGTTCAAGACGACCCACCCTTTCCAAAATGTCCTCATGCAGACGACCAGCCAAATTCAACTGGCCGTCCACAAACTGTTCGTGATAACACTCCCTGACCTCCACAATAGAAGATAAAAGAATGCGGTAATCAACTGGCGAGAGAAGCAATTTCCTTAATCTTCTCAATAATTGGTGCACTTACTTTTGTACGTACAGCCAAAGAGTAAAGTTCACGCAAACCAGGCAAATCCTTTTTGGCTGCCAAATCTTCGGCCTCTACCAACCAAGGGCGAGTAGGTGCTTGTGGTTTAACAGCACGTTTTACTTTCGCCATCTCTTCACGCGACGTTCGCTTGTTACCGGAATAACCTGCGTTAGCCAACGCTCTTCCGATTGCGCTAGTCTCAGCATTTTCCAGCGCACTAGTTTTATTTGCCATGCCAGTGCCATCAATCTCAAAAGCAAAGCCAGTAGCCTTAGGAAGTTTGCGCTCCTGATCAGCATCCGTGAGATAGATGATTGCTTTGACGACCCAAGTTGAGACTGTTCGGTCTGCGATTGATGTGACATTTTTAGTGATAATCCTTCCATCTGGGTGATCCTTATAGAAACGAGCAATACGAGACTCAACAGTCTCATAATTATTTAAATCGAAGTTTGCCAATTACTTTTTCCCTTTCATAATCAAATACGGCACACCCAAACGAGTGGCCTGCTTAGAAACAACCCTGACACCCTCAACAACACCATGCTTAGCGTCGCCCAAAGCATCCAAAGTACGAGACTTCATCTCATTCAAATGTTCCTCAGCTTCTTTAAACTTATCGTAAGCCAAAGCCAAATACATACCAAGGTCGCCCAAATCTTCCTCAACATCATCCATGTTTTTATGCACTAAACGCATAGTTTCGTAAGTTGAATCAGAACCATCCCAGTCCGGCATAATGTCATCATCCAAATACTGTAGAAAACGGGCCACGTCCTGAACCATCGCATCGACCTCAAACTGATCCCACACAATGTCAAATTCGCGGTAAGTCGAATTGTTCAACACAGCGACTTTGCCCTCACGCAAACCAAGGACATACATGTACCAAAGAACCTGTTTGCGGTAACTGACCGGAACTTCTGACCACCAATTAGCTGCAAACTTAATCTCTAGAACACCCAAGGTGCCATCAGATTTGCGGTACACACCGTCAGGGTTAGCGTGGTAGCGAGAGTCCGTCAACGAGGCGTATGTGCCCGCTTTAAACACTTCCAACTCAGGGTGCTCCTCACAGAACACCTCAAAAATAGGTTCCTCCAACTTAGTACCCAAACGCATAGCCATCGAAGGCTGAACCTCAACAGCAATCACACCCTTCTTCTCAAACCACAAAGTAATAGGCGACTTCCAACCATTAACACCCAAAACAGTACCAACATCAGAACCACCAATAGCCCCAGAACGCAACTCATGCCACTCAGCAGAACCAGGCGTAAAGTCACCAATCATGACCGCACAATCAAATTTCATAATCTTCCCTAAATTTGTTAAAGTCCCAAAATGGAACTATGGTAGAGCCTATGCTGAACCTCGGACAAAATCAAGACAAAGCCGCCGAACGCGCCTACATCGAACTCATCAAAGCCATTGACGACAACGGTGGGGTCGAATGTGCAGAACTACCAGACATCTACTTCCCGAACGATTGGGAATTTGGTTCACAACGCGACACACGCCTTGCAAAAGCCATCTGTCAAAGATGCCCAATCAAAATGCGATGCCTTGAATACGCGCTCGTAGCAGACGAACACGGTATATGGGGTGGGCTACTCCCACAAGAACGAGCAACGCTAAAGAAACTAGCAAAAGCCCACTACAAGAACTAAGGCTTTAGTTCCTCATCGTCGTCATCACCGAAGTCATCCCAATCAACCTCAGTCATCTGAGAAGTAGCAACAGCCTCTTGGACTTCCTTAGACTCCTGCTTGGCTACAGCCGCACGGAAACCCTTTTCAATATCCTCATGAGTAATGTTTGCATCCCAAGCGAGCTGCACACCAAAATAGATGATGATAGAAGACAACACGGTTGCTACACCATTAAAACCGCCCATAAGAGGGCCAATGCCAGTAGCAGCGCCAGAAGCCATACCAGGAATAAAAGCGAACAAGATAACGCCAATAAAGCGGGTTAGCAGATCTTTAAGTTTCTTCATCTTTTATCCTTTGCAAGCGCAAGTCGCGCAATGTTTCACTGAGGCAGGGGTGACAGTTGTCGCACCCTGAGGTGCAACCACTTTTTTTTCAGCAGCAATCATCTTCACCAAGAACGTATGAGCGTCATAAACTTTGCCCGTGATGCCGCCACCAGAAACAAGTGACAAGCAGAAATGCAAATGAGGGCCAGAAGAAGCAGAACCAGAAGAACCAGCAAAACCAACAGTCTCACCAGAAGCAACCTTGGCACCAACCTTCAAAGTTGACTGCTTCTCCATGTGACAATACAAGAAGAACCACTTACCAACCTTGAGTTCAACAACCCAACCCAAAACCTCAGACCACTTATTAAGCGTCACAACACCGTTACCAACAGCAACAAGAGGCGTACCCATACCAAACTTAAACACACGCTTGCCAGCCTGGTTACACCCGTTATAGTCACACCCACGATGAGGGCCCAAACCCATAGCTTTACGCTCCGCAGAATGCGTACCAAACGCATCAGCAACAACAGGGAACGGCAAACGCCAGTTATAAGCCGTCACTTAGCAACACTCACAAGAATTTGCGCAACAGCCACAATAACGCCACCCAACACGCCACTAACACCAGTCATCTGGTAAATCTTCTTCTGAAGATCGCGGACATCCTTTTCCAGCTGGCGATAACCGCGCATCTCAGTTTTGACCTCGGTCAAATCTTTGACAATGGTTATTAGCAGTTCGCGGTCTGTGGTTTCAGCCATGATTGTTCTTTCAGGGTTGCGGTTGATAACAGTTTATCAGGCGGTTAGTGCAGCAATCTGAGTTTCGGTTAGACCGAGAGCGACTAGAGCGGCGATGGCTTGCGCTTTGGCTTCAGCCTTTGCGGTGGCTTCGGCTTCGCGCTGTGCTTGTTCAGCAACAGCCTGTTCAGCAGCAGCAGCATTAGCGGCGATTTCATCAGCGGTTAGAGGGCGTTCGATTACTTCGCCAGTTTCGCAGTTTACTTCGATAGCAATAGGTGTTGTCATTTGTTTTCCTTAGAAGTGAGTGAGGCCGTAAAGAGAGAAGGTTGAACCAATAGAAAAGTTATTTCCTGTAAAACTAAACATAGCGATGCTTGTTATTGCTGCTGTTCCGCTCCAGTTATAGGCGATGACTGAGATGTTTGCGGTAACAGCATTAGCCTCATCAACCGCATCGGTGCTAATGCTTTTTGTAGTTGAACCTGCATAGTTTGGAATAATTGCGCTGCTTGATCCAAAAGTGTTGGTTGCACCCGATGATTTACCAACATAAGCACCACTTGAAATACCACTAGTCGAGCCAGCACTTGAACCATTGCCATATAGAATCTTGCTTGTGTAGTTGTTCGCTGAGTCGCCATTGAAGCGGGCATAAATATTGCCCGAGGTTCCGCCGTCATCACGCGCACTAATGACTAAACAAAGGTCTGTGTAAGTTCCAGGAATAGCCGAAAAGGTAACGGATGACACTGCTGAAGCGAGAGTCTGTGTCTGAATCAAAGCGCCATAGGTCATGCTGAAACTCCATAAAGGGCAAAAGAAGTATTAGCACCCCAAGTTGTGCTAGTTGTCGTCATAGTCAAAGAAGTCACGGCGGCTGTATTAGCCCAACGCATCGCTCGCATTTCAGTTCCATTCGGGTTAGCGTTATCCGCACGAATCAAAACCGACTTGTGCTTATCAGTAGCACTATAGTCCATCAGTTGCAAACGCATAACAGCTCTATTTGTTGAACTATTTTCAAAAACTTCATTAGTTGAGTAAGAGTTTCCAGAACCTGAAATTGCACTAGTTCCAGACCCTTGTGCATAAACAAAATAGTAATTTGTATAAGTCGTATCAGAGTTTAAAACTAAAATTTGCGATGTTCTTGAAGTGACCCAGCCTTCAATTACAAGCACCAAATCACGGTAAGTGCCAGGTATCGAGTTAAAGGTCACTGTTGCAGCAGTAGAGCTGAGAGATTGCCAAGCAATCGGTATAAGAGCAGATGGCATGATTACCCCAAGATTCCATATAGAGAGAAGCGCGAACCGACTGCAAAGGTAGACAAGCCAGCTGCAATCCTCAGTGTAGAAATCGCCGCCGTATTGCGCCAAGCGCCAGAAATGATGTTGACTTCATTGAAACCGGTTACACCACCGAAACTGCGAATTGTTTTATATTTAGTAGTTTGTGCATAATCCAAAACATCTGTAATGCTTGCGCCAAAATTGCCAGTGGCTCCATCGGAGCCGATAGATTCTCCAATCCAAAGATTTTGGTCGCTTCCAGCATTCATTGAAATGACTGATGTGCCGTTGCCATAGAGGCGGTGGCGGTTGTAACTGTTAGCAACATCACCATTGAAAGTCATATAAAGGACAACCGCAGAGCCTCCAGCCGAAGTGTCTCGGGCTGTCAGTCGCACCTGGAGATGACGGAAGGTGCTAGGGATAGAACTGAAAGTGACTGATGCGGCTGTCGAGCCTAGAATCTGTGTGCTAATCAACTCCATAGCATTGCCAGCAGAACCACCGCCGGCACCAGCAGCGGCCAATATTCCAAGAGGAATCATTAGACAGTAATCTTTCCAATAACCCGGTAAGAGTTAGCAGCAACCTTCAGGACAGTAGCAGCATTGTATTGCTGATCCATCTTGAAAGCCACAGCAGTTCCAGCAGTTCCAGCACCAGCCCAAGTAGTCACACCAGTTCCAGCAGCAATCGACACAGTTCCCGAAGAATCGCGGATAATGTCAATGCGCTGCCAAGTGCTAAGGATGTCAGGGATAGTAATGGTGTAAGCCGCTGTGCCATTCGCAACAATAGTGTTACCAACATCGCCAGCCACCGCAGTATAAGCCGCCGAAACAGTCGTGCCAGAAGAAGCACCCAAACCAACCCAGGCACTGCCCGAATAATACTCAACCGAGTTTGTGTCCGAAAGGTAGCTCATCATGCCCTCTGACACCGCAGTGCCAAGAGCAGACGAGCGAGCAGCAGTGCCCGCATAAACCTGGACAACCTGATCCTGCAAATAAGACTGAATGTTCGCCGCTGTAGCAACCTCGCCAGCAGTCCAAGTTCTACGGCCTAAACCAGCCATGATGCTCCTTAACTAAGAGTGTTGTAATCAAGTCTACCAAACACCGCGTCATCAAGCACCAAGAAGGTGTTATCCAATGTTTGAAAATTAAAAGTCATCTTATGAGTATTTAAATCGGTTTGATGACCAACACCAATAACTTCAGCATACTTTTCAATAGCCGAACCAACCCCACCAGGAGTGAACTTAATTTGGCAAACAGAACCCATTTCCAAACCCAAAACCTGAGTTTGTTCAGCCTCCGACAAAGTAGTCAAATTTACTTCAATAGTGTCAAAACGAAACTCTGGTTCAGCATACTTTGACACCAACACATAAGCACGGTTTTCAATATCAGCAACACTATTCAACAACAAGTCAGTTTGAGTTAAAGTAGAAATACCATACTCATCCTGCGAAGCCAAATCATCAGCAACAGCAGTAGCCGCTGTAGTAATTGAAGCAACAACAGCCTGGTTATATAACAACTCAGACCCATAAGTGACCGCTACACCCGAATAGTCAATACCAGAATTGTCATCAGCAAACACAACCAAAGAAGAAGAACTAGCGACAACCCCATCAAAATCACGGAACGTCAACTTGCCTGATTTAGACACAAACAAACGACCAAACTCAGACTGCTCAATCAACTGTAAATACGACAAAGCATTCGTATCAGCTGCAACCGTATCAGCACCCAAAACAAACTGACCACTATCAATGTCACGATCTTCGGCAGGCCAATTCACATCCGCAGAAGACAACACAGCATTAACACGAGCACCCGACAACTGAACCGTCTGTACCCCGCCAGTCAACGTTTGACCAGCCAACAACATAAACCCATCAGAAGCCGTCAAAGAGGCTGTAGCGTCGCCCTGCAAACTCCAATCAAGGTTCCAGTCATCAACGCGACCCTTGTATTGCACAACACCATCAACAGTGACGCGAATTTCACGGTGAGGGATGACTTGGCCATAAAATGGCGAAGACGTATAAGTAGGGTCAAAAGCACGGTCAAAGTTGCTGAACGTCACAGAGCAAATACCAGAATTGTAACGGTCTAACTCACGACTTTTACCGCGAGTAATCGAATACGAACGGACACGATTAGTGACATCGATAAAAATGTTGCCACCCAAAACCCACTCAGGGTCATCTAATCTACCCTGAATAGGGTCATCAAGGACAAGATACGGGCCAGCCCCAGTAGAGGTAAGGTCAAAACCAATCTCAATTTTTTGAGTAAGCATTAAGCGAACGCCATTCCCGATGTCTTTTCATACTTCTTAATCAAGTTTACAATCTGACCACCAAGGACAGCACCATCAGTACCCAAACCAGCATTAACTGTCACATTCACAGTATTTGAATTCGTCGTATAACCATTACGACCAAATGAACCACCAGCTGCAACGCTAAAGTCAGGAGTCACACCCTGAGCAATCTGAGTAGCCATGAACTCATTTTGTGCAGCCGTGAACTGGCTCAAAGTCAGCCCCTTAGAAGTATCCTGAGCGGTAGTACTCGAAATCCCAGCCATAGCCGCCGCAGCACGCTTCGCAGCGTTCTCGGCAGCTTGCCCAGCCTCAGTCCAAGCTGCAGCAGCTTTAGCAGCATCCAAAGCAATAGCATCTGCCTGAATTTTTGCTTCCAAAGCGGCAGCCTTAGCCGCATCACGAATCTTACGAGCAGCTTCTTCCGCATCAGCAACAGCCTTAGCAAAAGCTATCGCCAACTGAGAATCCAAATTTAACTTGAAAGTTTCGGCAAAAATAGTCGCCAAACTCGTGCCAGCCTGAGCAAGCAACTGATCTTGAGCGTTAATGCCAGCAATAATTCCATTAGTTAAATCAAGGCCAGCACCATACATAGTCTGAGCAGTTTGCTCTGCCAAACTAGCGCCCATGTCATTAATTTCTTTGAAAAGATTATTGACTTCAGAAACAGTATCCGCACCACCATCAACCAAAGCCTGAGCGGTAGCCCCGCCCGCTTCCGCGCCTTGCATCAAAATTTGCTGATACAAGTCCTGGTTAAGGCCAAGCGCCTTAAGCGTCTTTAAATTAGCAATGAATGATTTAGTGCCATCAACAAGTTTGCGGAAATTAGAAACAATTGAATTCTGAGTAACAATCGAATCAAAAGTTGTAGTAGTAGCAACTCGAACATTGCCAACCATTTTGGTAACAGTCTGAGTAATTTTTTGACTTTCAGAAACCAAGAAACTTGAAAGTCTTACATTACCTGAGATAGCCTGCCTAATGTCAGACATCAAAGTTGTGACAAGTGACTTCTTCTCAGCAAGTTCATCGCGTTGTCTACCAATAGAGCGAAGGATAGCCGATTCTTTTTGAGCATAAGCAGAGAGTTGGTTATACCCGTCTTGCAACAAAGCGCCCGAGGCTAGACCAGCCTTAAGAGCATCAGCAACGCCGTTAAAAGCAGAAACTGCTTGCGACTCCCATTTACCCAAATCTTCTTCAGATTTAGCAAACGCAATAACAGATTCCAAAGTTGATTGCATAGATGAACGCATTTCATCCATAGACTCTTTAGCTTTATCCGTAGCGCTCGTAACAGAGTCAGCGTAAATAGAATCAGCTTCTGCAATAGCGTTCTGATAAGTTTTCAGATTTTCAACTAATTGGGCTTGGTAAGTATCCCAAATACCAGCAATGCGAGAGTTTTCTTCAGCAATTTTTTGAGCAGCTTCATCAGCAAGTTTTTTTGCCTTTTCAGCAGCCTCTAAAGCAACCTCAGCCGCAGCTTGAGCCGCGTCAGCAATCTCCTTAATACCAGCCTTAGTCTTCGAGAACAACGACTGAACCTGAGCAACCGAAGCCTTACCTCCAGCAATAATGCTCGTGTAAACCTTCATCCAGCCTTCGCCAGAACCAATAATGTTTTCAATAAGACCCTGTGTAGCACCAAGCGACTTAAGTTTTAGCGTGGCTCGCTGTTTACGGTCTTCCTGGGCAAGAGCCGCATAGAACTCTTTAACATAATCTGTAGCAATCTTGCCAGGCTCAGGGTCAGGAGTCGGTGGTTCTTTGCTCTTAAAATAAGCCTGCGCTTGAGCCGTCAAACGAGCCGAATCAGCCGCCATAGAACGAGCTTGATTCTGCTCTGCGCTTTTAGCCTCAAAACGATTCATGAAGTCATTGAACAAACCCAAACCAGGAATAATCTTGCCCAAAGCAGCAGAAGCAGACTTCAAGAAGTCCATAAAGCCTGAACCAAAGTTGCTATTAGTTACCTGATAAATGTCACTAAAGAAACCAAAAATCTGGTCAAGCCCACGCCCAACCGATTCCATCTTCTCAGCAATCATGTCCAAAACTACAGCCAAACCAGTTGACAACAAACTGATCAGAGGTGAAATAAATTGGAACAACTTACCAACAACACCAAGAAGGTCGCCGAGGATGCGTAACACAGGAGTAATCAAAGGCATCAAAGCAGTCATAACTTGACCGATACCGCTGAAAACTTCGCCAATCTTCGGGCCACTCTCAGCCACAATAGGAATCAGCAACTCACCCATACGAGCCAACACAGGCAACAAACCTTCACCAAGTGAAGACTGCAAATTTTGGAACGCCGCATTCAATCGTGCCTGAACACCATACAAAGTTCCGCTCTGAGCCGCGAAAGCACCCTGAGCATCAGCAGAACGCAAATACAACTGTTCCAAACGAACCTGCTGTTGAGCATTCAACAAAGCCTGACCCGTTAGTTTATCCATGCCCTTAGCTGCAAGGATAGTGTTAATTTCGTTCTGCTTAAGAGCAACACCAAACTTTTCAATCGGGTCATACTCACCACGGAACAACGCAGTCATAGCAGTAAGCGCTTCGCTCACGTCATAACCGTAAGTAGTCGCAAGGTCTTGAGCAAGACCAGTCAACTTCATAGTCTCAGTAGAGACATCGCCCATACCAAAACCAGCCTGCTTCAAAACAGAGCCTAGGAATGTTGCTGTACGAGCCGCATCAGTCTGACTAATACCCATACCAGCAGCATCTTTAGTAAACTGCACCATCTTTGGAGACAACTCACCAAAAACAGTATTCAAAGCAAAAAGGTTACGCTGTAAATCACGAGCAGAAGTAACAGACTCAGAAACAAAATCAACAGCCGCACCCATAGCCTTAACACCCACAGCTGCAACAGCAGCCTGAGCACCAATACGCTTAAGACTGTTACCAAGCGCACCAAGCGCACCAGTAGCAGCATTAATACCAGCCGCATTAAAGGTAGAGAGAATCGGTACAATAACTGCCATGACTACTACTTCCTACGCATTGAAGCGTTGATTTTACGGGCCTCAGACTCAATAAACTTATTCATCTCAGCGTTAACCTCGGGAATAGCCTTCCAAGCAGCAGGCCAAACAATACGCGAAGGACGATCAGCGCGTTGCAACTTTTTAGA